CAGCATCTCAGAGAATAAGCCGGCAGGCACTCTGATGAGCGTAGATTTACAGGTGAGATCATGAGCGTTGAAGATGACTTGATCAGAACGTCGATCAATTTCGCAGGCTTCCATGAGAAGGTTATTCGCGGAACGCTTCTCAGTTTCACCAGTCGAGTCATCAAAGAGACGCCGGTAGATACGGGCAGACTGCGCGGAAACTGGCAGGCTAGCTTGAATGTCCCTGAAAACGCGCCAGTAGAAAGAGTTCAGGCATCGCCAGAAGGCATCGCCAACTCAGATGCAAACTCTGCACTCAGCAACCTGAAGATCGGGGATATCTTCTGGTTCACCAATAACTTGCCATATGCGAGACGCATTGAGGAAGGTTATTCGTTGCAAGCTCCTCAGGGTATGCTACGTCGAAACGTGGCCTTATTAGCGAGTAAGTTCCGATGAGCACCATATTCAACGATATACAGGCCGCTTTGGATACTCGATTGGTTTCTATGTCCGGCGGGTATGCGATCGCTTTCCCTAACATTCCATACGAGCCAGAGGCCGGCACAACATATCTGAGGCCTACATTCCTTCCGGCCGATACAAGTCAGGCCGCATTAGGCGATAACGGAAAGGATATAACAGTCGGCATATATCAGGTTGATGTATTCAATCCGGCTGGCTCTGGCAGGACGTCCATACCAGATACTATTGCGGATCACTTCAAGCGCGGCACTAATCTGGCTTATAATGGCATAACATTGCGGATACAGTCGGTTTCGATTCTGTCTGCTACGATTGATGGCTCATGGCAGATCGTGCCGGTATCCATCAGCTTTTACACATATACTGACGCGAGGTAACGCAAAATGGCTATCGCAAACGGCGCACAACACTCACTGCATTACATCGCAGAGAGTACCTATGGAACCACTCCGGCAACTCCAACTTGGACACCATTGCCGCACACAGGCACAACTCTGGCAATGTCGAAAGACGGCATCGAGTCTGAAAAGCTGAGAGGCGATCGTCAGGTTGAAGATTTCCGCCATGGCAACAAGTCAATCGGTGGTGATGTAACATCAGAGATGGAATATGGCGCATTTGACGACATCCTTGAAGCCGTCATGTGTGGCACTTGGGCAACCAATGTTCTGAAGTCTGGTACAACTCGACGCTCGTTTACGCTAGAGCGTAAGTTTGCTGACTTGGATACTCCTGAGTTTCATCGATATACAGGCGTAGAGTTCAACACTCTTTCGCTTTCTATCTCGCCAAACGCGATGGTCGGAGCTACATTCTCGGTCGTAGGCAAGGATTTATCATTGGCAACAGCTGAAGTAGCCTCGTCAACCTATTCGGCGGATATCGGCAACACGCCATTCGATTCATTCACTGGCTCAATCACTGAAGGCGGTTCATCTATCGCGACAGTCACTAGCTTGGAGATCACAATCGAAAACGGACTAGAGCCATTATTCTCAGTCGGCGCAGACACAACTAATCGTCCATCGATCGGTAAGTCTCGCGTGACAGGAAGCCTGACTACATATTTCGACAGTAAGGCTCTATACGAGAAATTCATCAACGAGACTGCATCTGAAATCGTCTGTACTCTGACTGATACAGCAGGGAATGACATTCAGATCGACATCCCTAACGTGAAGTACAACTCAGGCCAGCCGGATGTATCTGGTGAAGGTGCTGTGACAATCGCGATGGATTTCGTTGCTCTGTACAGCTCTAGCGATGCTTCACAGCTTGTGATTACACGCACACCGGCATAAACGTAAAGGAACCAGCAAACAATGGATATCAACAAGCTACAAACAGTAGGTGACCATGAGGAAGGCGCAGAATGTAATATTCTGTCGCCTGTTGATGGAATGCCAACAGATGTCTACATCAAGATCAAAGGCTCTGACTCCAAATCGTGGAGAAAGGCCAAGAAAGATCAGATGACCAAGATCATCGAGGCTCGTCAAAAAGACAAGATGGATCATCTCGATTACGAAGGAATGGATGCAGAGGCATTAGCCAGTGTCACCATTTCATGGAGAGGTATTACCAAGGATGGTAAGCCTTACGAGTTCAGCAAGGAAAATGCACTCAAGCTATACCAAGAGTCACCAGCAGTTTCTAGTCAGCTTCTTGGGTTTATTGAGCAAAGAGAGAATTTTACCGACGACTGATTGACGAGTTCGTCACTTATGGTCGGTGGTGCTTCTGGATCAATGGTTATCCTGAAGGCTCAAAGATCAGTCGATACGAAACTCTAAAGCAAGTCGAGAAGGCCAGAGGCGTATTACCGCCTGATTTGCAAAACGCGCCAAAGCTATCTGAATATCACTCAGACGTTTGGCAGACATATATCTTGCTGAAAGAGTATACTTACAGCGAGATAGAAAGTTATATGCGGGTCACGGGCTTCATACTTCATCAATGGGAAATTGAGGCCATAATGACTCTGAGCAGATACAGGGATCAAGAACCGATATGGCCACTGAATATGCAACCCTAGTCTTTAAGGCCGACACCAAAGAGCTTGGTCAGGCCTACAATCAGCTGAAGAAACTCAACCAGCAAGGCAAGATCACAGACAAAACCCTGAAATCGTTTGAAACTCAAATGAAGGGTATTCGTGGTGCGGCAGGCGATGCTAGCAAGGGACTCCAGAATATGGGTCGCGGTGCTGGTCAGGCCGGTGTTCAGATTCAGCAATTCGTAGGACAGGTTCAGGCCGGCACAAATCCAATGCTGGCTTTCTCACAGCAAGCGGCTGACTTAGGTATCGTCTTAGGCGCACCAATGCTCGGGGTGATTGCCGCGCTCGGTGCTTCACTCGGAATGGTTCTTCTGCCACAGTTATTTAAAGGCAGTCGAGCATTAGAGGATTTCGATGAGGTAGCCAAAGAGCTCGATATATCTCTCAGGACTGACGCTCCAGCCTTGTATGCGGCTCGCCTGAAGGAGCTAGAGAAAGCAGAGCGAGAAGCTAGAGAGGAGATACAAGAAAGCGAGCTCGCTCTAATCAAGAAACAGAAATTCTTAGCGATGCAACAAGGCTTCTACGATGCCAATACTATCTCAGCGAAGCGATTGGCGTTCTTCACGAAGCAGTATAACCAAGAAGAAACAGAGCTACTTGTAACGCTCGATCAGCAGAGAATTGCTTTGAAGGAGGCGATGACTGCAACCAGAGATTTTGCCACTGCGAAAACAGAAGCAGAGATAGCGGCTGAAAATCAAGCTGAAGGAATACGCCAACTCGTATTAGATCTGACTCTGCAAGAGCAGAAGCTGAGGATGAATGAGGTTGCATTTGCAGTCTATGAAGCGCAGTTAAAAGGCGCAAATGCGGCAGTTTCAGAATTCATCAGAACTACGATGATGAGCATCGAGGCTCTAAAAGAGCAAGAGAAAGCTAGCCAAGCAGCTGACAGGTTCCTAGAGAAGCTCGAAAAGCAAGCCGGAACATTCAAACTATCAAGGTCTGAAGCTTTGCTTCTTGAGTCTGCAACTCACAGTTTAAGCATTGCAGAACAAGAGCGAGTAGCGATCCTGATTCAGCAGATAGCGGCAGAAGAACAGCGCACAGAGAAAATGAAGCAAGCGCAGGCCGCGCAGAAAGAATTAGTGCAGATGGGTCTACTTGATGCTGAACGCGATGAAATCGATTCTTTGATGAGGCGAGAGCAGAAGCTAGAGGAGTTCAGAGCGAAAGATCTGATATCTGAACGGCAATACCAAGAGGCTAAAAAAAATCTTGAGCAAGAGATGCAAAAACAAGCAACTGATCAGCTTGGTAAAGGGTTGAATGATCTTGCTCAATACAATAAAACAGCATTTAAGGCGGCGAAAGCATATAACATCGCGAACGCCATCATGAACACTTATACAGGGGCAACCAAGGCTCTTGCGGCTTATCCGCCACCATATAACTTTATTGCGGCGGCTGGTGTTGTTATGTCCGGTATGGCGCAAGTTCAATCGATCAGATCACAGCAATATCAAGGTCGAGCTCTCGGCGGTCAAGTTCGTTCTGGCGAATCGTATGTTGTTGGTGAGAGAGGTCCAGAAGTTTTGACCATGGGTTCTGGTGGACGCATTACGCCAAACGATAAGCTCGGAGGCCAGCAACAGGTCGTTAATAAGGTGGCGAACGTGAATTTCCAGATCACCACAGTAGACGCTCGCGGGTTCGACAGTCTGTTACAATCGCGTAGAGGCCAGATTATCAATATGGTCAATACAGCGATGAACGATAAAGGCAGGAGAGGCGTAGTCTAATGGCTGGCACATATCCAACCACACCAGAGTTTCAGGCAATCAATCTCGAATCACGCCACAACAACGTGATGTCTGAAACTGTCTCAGGCCGGATGCAAGTTCGCACGTTAGGCGGGCAGAGATGGTCGTTTACTGCAAAATATAATCCAATGACTCGCGAGGAGTTTCAGCCTGTCTTTGCGTTCGTGATGAGCCAGCAGGGTCGATTCGGCACGTTTACTATCGTACCGCCAGTGATCGGTGATGCTAGTGGTGACGTATCCGGTACGGCTTTGGTCAATGCGACAACAGCGGCAGGAGCTACATCTGTTGCGATGGACGGGATTACAGGCACGATCAAGGCTGGAGATTTCATTAAGTTCGCTAGTCATTCTAAAGTCTACATGGTCACGGCTGATCGGGCGGGTGCGGGAAGCGTATCTATCGAGCCTCCATTGGTATCCGGCGTCACCGACAACGAAGCAATTACATACGACAGTGTTCCATTCTTGATGCGCCTAGCTAACGATGTGCAGTCGTACAATCTTGCATCAAACGAATACTACGAATACGAACTGGATATGATTGAGGTGCTTTAATGCCACGCACCGTCAACGCATCAACACTGACTGCCCTACAAGCTGACTCGGTACGTCTTGCTCACTTGGTACGGATTGGATTCGATACAGAGCTTTTCCTGACCGATTACGGCCATCAGATCACCTATGACTCTAATGATTACTTAGCCGCATCACACTTTCTGAGCTTAGGCACATCACAAGAGACTCAGGATTTGCGTGTAGGATCGTTAAGTTTAAGCATTTCAGCAGTCGATCAGTCGTATGTCTCGATCTTCTTGAATCAGGAATATGTGAATCGTCGAGTTAGAATCTGGCTTGCTGTACTAGACAGCAGTGCGGCTATCGTCGGCGATCCGATCAAGACATTCGATGGCGAGATTGTCGGCTACTCGCTCCAGAACTCCGCAGATTCGGCAGTCATCAATATGGAGATGGCATCGCATTGGTCTGACTTTGAACGGAAGAATGGTAGATTCACCAATCAGAACAGCCAGCAATACTATTTCCCTAGCGACACTGGTATGCGCTTTGCGGCAGAGTCGATCAAAGACATCAAGTGGGGTAAAGCCTGATGGGTTGGTTCAGTAATTTCATCAAGAACCCTATCGGAACGGTCAAAGATACTGTCAGTGATGTCGTCGATACCGTTGTTGATGTAGTCGAGGACGTAGTTGATCTAGCCGTTGATATTGTTGGCGACATTATCTCTTGGGTCATCGATATTCCAGATGTACCGGATATAGATCAAGACGCTCAATCTGTACTGGTCAACAAGAACTCGAATATCGCTCAAATCCCTGTCGTTTACGGCACACGAAAGATGGGCGGAACTAGAGTATTCGTTGAAACGTCAGGGGCGGAAAACAAATATCTCTACATCTGTCTGGTGCTTTGTGAAGGTGAAATCGATTCGATTGGAGAGATTTACATCAACGATGAAGCTCTTACCGGCTCTGCTTACGCTCCATACGTCACAGTAGATAAGAAACTCGGTACGGATAGCCAGACTGCATCGACTGTCCTGACAGCCGCGCCATCATGGAGTTCTACGGATACTCTTTCTGGCATCGCTTATCTAGGTATACGGCTAGAGTTTAATCAGGATGTATTCAGCTCGATTCCGAATATCAACGCGATTGTTAATGGCAGGAAAATATACGATCCGCGCACAGCAACGACAGCTCTTTCATCGAATCCGGCACTCTGTCTCAGGGACTACCTGACAGACACTCGATACGGCAAAGGATTAGACACATCATTGATAGACGATACATCAATATCGTCTGCCGCAAATGCCTGTGATACTGATGTGACTAACTACGATGGCTCAGGCGAGACAGTGAAGCGATTCTCATGCAATGCAGTCATCAATACAGACAGAAAGATATTCGATAACGTCAAAATCCTGCTGACTGGTATGCAGGGGATGATGCCTTACCAGAACGGCACATACCGCCTTGTCATTGAGGACGACTATGACAGCACGTTCGATTTCGACACAGACAACATCATCTCAGGGTTCAAGATTCAAGGCTCGACTAAAGATCGGAAGTACAATAGGGTCACAGCTAAGTTCGTAAATCCTGATGCTAACTGGCAAGCAGACGCAGTGATCTGGCCTGAACCTGATTCATCGGACTACACCACATTCTTAACAGAGGACAACAACAAGCCTCTGGAGACTGAAATCGATCTGAACTGCACCACAAGCTATTATCAGGCTCGTAACATCGCTAAAACGCTTTGCCTAGCCTCGCGTAAGGCAGGACTGCAAATATCGTTTGTGGCGACTCCTGATGCGCTTAAATGCTCTGTCGGTGACATCGTGACGGTCACGCATCCAACTCCTGCATGGTCGAGCAAAGAATTTCGGATTGTCGCACTCAGCATCAACTACGATGCAACGGTCAATGTGAGCCTCGCTGAACACAATGCGACTGTCTATCCTTGGGTTTCCGATAAAGAAGAGCCAGCTTCATTTGCGTCAAATCTACCTGATCCATTAACGGTAGCGGCTCCTGTCCTGACAGTAACGGATGAGGTAAGGGTTCATAACGAGGAAGCTATCTCGTTCCTGATTGCCAATGTATCGAGTACGGATCAGTTTACAGAGCGATTCGAGGTTCAATCTCGGTTAGAAGGCGAGACAAACTTTGTCACGATGGGTCAGGCTGGCGGTGGTCAGTTTGAACAGGTAAACATCGAGGATGGTCGCGTTTACACAGTCAGAGCTAGAGCGATCAACTCATTAGGCGTTCGCTCTGCATGGACATCAATAGATCATCAGGTAGTCGGTAAGACAGCTCCGCCATCAGATGTGACTGGATTGACCGGAAACTTAATCGGAAACCAGTATTTCCTAAGCTGGAACGCCGTACCTGATGCTGACTTATCGCATTACCGTGTACGGTTTGCGGCAGAAGATGCCTCGCCTACCTATCAGAATGCAAACCCATTGGTTGATAAAGTATCCCGTCCTGCTACTTCTGTGTTCGTTCCTGCGCGGAATGGAACGTATTTCGTTAAGGCAATCGATAAGCTAGGTCTGGCATCTGAGAATCCGGCCACTGTGGTACTTAGTTCAAACATCGATGAATTGGATAACTTCACTGGAATTCAGACTATCAATGAGCATCCTGACTTCAACGGCACGTTCGATGATGTAGTCGAAAACGATGCAGAAGATCGTTTGGTACTGGATACCTCGATCCTTTTTGATGCAGTTACAGGAGACTTTGATGACGCTCTTGGCCTGTTTGATGCGGGTTCAGGTAACGTCGATGCGGAAGGATTCTACTATTTCGGAAACGATGTAGACCTCGGTGCAACCTATCTCGTCAGAGCGACAGCAATCGTCAAATCTGTACGGGTAGACTATGTAAACCTGTTCGATTCATCTGAAGGCTTATTCGATGATCGTCAGGGTACATTCGATGGTGACGTAAACGCATTCGATGACGTAGGTGTAGAGGTACAGGCTCGATTCACCACGGATGATCCTGCTGGCACTCCTACATGGTCTGATTGGCAGACGTTCCAAGTCTCAGACTTCAAGGCGAGAGGATTAGAGTTCAGATGCCGGATGACTACGACAGACGATCAGGCAACTCCAGCAGTCTCATTCTTATCGGTTCAATTAGATATGGGCGACAGGACAGAATCAGGCGATGATGTGGTATCTGGAGCTGGCGCAAAGGTCATCACATTCAATAAGGCATTCCAAGCAACTCCTGCTATCGGCATTGGCGCACAGGATTTACAGACAGGTGATTACTACACACTGTCGTCAAAAAGCCGTACAGGGTTTACAATTACATTCTATAACAGCAGTGATACTGCTATTAGCCGCACGTTTGACTATGTGGCGAAAGGATACGGACGCGAGGTAACGTAATGAGCCAAAATGATTTCACCATAGCCAATCAGGGCTTTCCGGCATTTCGGGCAGACCTAAACTCTGCTTTACAAGCGTTAGCCTCGCTCAGTGCAGGAGCGACAGAGCCTAGCACTACCTTTGCTTATCAACTCTGGTACGACAGCACTACCGACATCCTGAAGGTTCGTAATGCGGATAATGACGCATGGATCAACCTGTTCAACTTTGACCAAGCGACAGACACAGTATCGGTCGAAGGTACTGATCTAGTAGACGACACCACTCCTCAGTTAGGCGGTGATCTGGCATCTAACGGAAACGATATTCTGTTTGCTGACAACGACAAAGCCATCTTTGGTACGGGGTCGGATTTACAGATTTATCACGATGGCACTAACAGCCAGATTAGAGATTTAGGTACTGGTGACTTATATATTCAAGCAAGTGCGGCTGTCAGCTTCACAAATACTAATGCATCTGAAACCTATGCTGTTTTGAATGAAAATGGTGCAGTATCCCTTTACTACGACAACTCCGCCAAATTCGCCACAACCAACACAGGCGTAAGCGTCACAGGTGCGGCCACTGGAACACTTACCACGGATAACGATCTGTCGTTTGATATGAACGCATCCAATAACTTTAAGTGCACACCATCTGGAACA